AGGAGGGGGCGAACATGGCCACAGAAGCTGAAGCGCTCCGCCTGGTGGACATCCTTGAGACCGAGCTGCGTAACCGGCGCTGGGAGATAGACCGTAATGAGGCGTACTACCGGGGCCGTCAGCCTCTAACGTTCGCCTCTGACCAGTTCCGCAAGTACCACGGTGACCGCTACAAGGACTTTGCCGATAACTGGGTACAGGTGGTGTCCGATGCGCCGGTTGAGCGTCTCACGGTCACTGGTGTCCAGCCGTCCGGCATGACTGAGGCTGATAAGGAGTCGTGGCGTGTGTGGCAGATGAATGCCCTTGACGCTGACTCGCAGCTTGGCTTTCTCGGGGCCGTGAACAGTGGCCGTAGCTTCGTGCTGGTGTGGGGTAACCCGGACGATCCGGAGACTCCAGAGGTCACGTTCGAGGATGCCTCGCAGTGCATTGTGATGTACGTCCCTGGTTCGCGCCGTAAGCGCCGTGCCGCGCTGAAGCGTTGGGAAGATGGCGGTTTTGATTACGCCACCCTGTATCTGCCGGACGAGGTTTGGAAGTTTCGTCGCGCGCATCTGTCGACCCCCAAAAAGTCGATGGTGATGCTTCAGGCTGACGACGAAATGGACGGGTGGGAGACGCGGGATATGGGCCACGAGCCCAACCCTCAGCCGAATCCCATGGGTTGTGTTCCGATGGTGGAGCTTCCCAATAAGCCCATGTTGGTCTCTGACCCGATCAGCGATGTTGGCGGCGTTGTGGCCATGCAGAACGCTGTAAACCTTCTGTGGGCGCAGCTCTTCACGGCGTCTGACTACGCGTCGTTCCCTCAGCGCATCGTGTTGGGTGCGGAACGGCCGGTTGTCCCTGTGCTGGACGATCAGGGGCAGATCATCGGTGAGCGTCCGGTGGACCTTGAACGGTTCGCTGTAGACCGTGTGGCGTTCTTCACGGGTGATGACGTCAAGATTGATGAGTGGACGGCCGCGAACCTTGAGGCGTACACGAACGTCATTGAAGTTGCGGTGGGGCATATCGCCGCTCAGACTCGCACGCCTGCGCATTACCTGATCGGGTCCATGACCAACATTTCGGGTGATGCGCTGCTAGCGGCTGAGACGGGCCTGATTAAGCGGGTCGAGGAAAAGCAGCTTTGGTTTGGTCAGGCACTGCGCGAGGTGTTCTCGCTGATCGCTCTGGCCCAGGGCAACGACGCTAAGTCTCGTGCGATCACGGGCGGTCGAGTGATTTGGGCTGACGCCGAGTCACGTTCTCAGACGCAGCTAGCGGATTCGCTGCTGAAGCTGAAGACGATCGGTTTCCCGTTCGAGTTTCTGGCACTGCGGTATGGGCTTACGCCTACCGAGGTAGCTGACCTACTCGCCATGAAGGAAAAGGAAATGATGTCGGACCCCATGGGGGCCCTTTCGAACATCATGAACGCGAACGGCGGTAACAATGTGGAGCCTGCGAGCCAGGAAGCACCAACGGGGCCGTGAAGCCCTAGCAGACGCTACCGCCCGAGCCGTTCTCGCTGAGTGGTCCAAGGTCGACCCCAACTCCGTTGCAGGGGACTGGGGTCGACTGCTGCCGAAGGTAACCGCAATGGTTCAGGCGGGGCAGATCAAATCAGCGGACATGACGAACGACTACATGCGGGAACTGATCGGCGAACTAGACGCCGAGGTAGACCCCCATCAGTTCGCGAGTCAGACCCCCGATGGGCGCAACCTTATGGGTGTGCTCGCTCGGGCTATCCCTACCGCGCTGTGGCGCCGTGACCAGGGTGACAACACGCGTACCGCAATGGCTCGCGCTGGTGCCTTCCTGAACATGGTGACCCGTACGGTAATCGCGGATACCGGTAGGCAGGCTGACCAGGCTTCTATGGTCGGCAATAAGCAGGTGACCAGCTATGTGCGCGTGGTGGAGCTTCCCGCGTGCTCTCGCTGCATCATCCTCGCTGGGCGCGAGTACAGCGTTTCTACCGGTTTTCAGCGCCATCCCAATTGTGACTGCACCATGGAGCCAGTGACTAAGCGCAAGGCTGGTTACACGCTCGATGCACATGACATGTACGACCGGATGAGCGCTGAGCAGCGACGCAGGGTGTTTGGCGAGGCTGGGGCAAAGGCCATTGATGATGGCGCCAACATCTACAGCGTGGTCAACGCTCGCAAGAGCATGGACAAGGTTGAGATGTTCGGCCGTACGGTGCAAGTCACCTACACAGGTACGGGCTCGCGCAAAAAGAAGCGCCCACCCCGGTTGATGCCTGAAGAGATTTACCGCCTTGCCGACGGTGACCGCAACCACGCTATCCGGTTGCTCTACAAAAACGGCTATCTCCGCTGAGGCGCACTGCCCAGCACCTACGAACTTTCGTACCTGACTCGCGCGCAATGCGCATGGAGGCTTCAGCATGCCCGAAAACGAGACTGTCACTGACGAGACCGTGACCGATGAGACTGCCACTGGTGAGCAGCACGGCGCGGGAACCGAGGATGACAGCGAGCCGAATCCGGAAGGTGCCGAGAATCTCGGCGATGCCGGTAAAAAGGCGCTGGATTCCATGAAGGGCAAGTGGCGCGAGGAGCGTACGAAGCGGCAGGAGCTAGAGCAGCGACTCGCCGCACTGGAGAACGCCCCTAAGGGCGAGAACGAGACTCCTGACGCCGATCAGATCAAGGCGCAGGCTACGCGTGAGGCCCTTTCTAAGGCCAACTCGCGAATCCTCAAGTCTGAGATCAAGGCTGCTGCTGCGGGCAAGTTTGCTGACCCCGCTGACGCGCTGGCATTCCTCGACCTTGACAAGTTCGAGGTTGATGAGTCTGGCGACGTTGACGCAGACGAGATTACGGACGCGATCGAGGAACTCCTAACCCGAAAGCCACACCTAGCCGCAACGGCCCGGCCACGCTTTCAGGGCACTGGTGATGGTGGCGCAGCGCGCAAGGCGGCTGGACCCAAGCAGTTGACCAGGGATGAGCTTAAGCGCATGTCGCCGGAGCAGATCCACAAGGCCAAGGCTGAGGGCCGCCTAAATACCGTGCTCGGCATCAAGTAGCACCAACTACCCCTTTCTAGAAAGGCACTTCCGGCATGGCCGTTGACACTTTCATTCCCGAGATTTGGTCTGCTGACCTCCTGGTTTCTCTACGTGAGAACCTGGTGTTTGGTCAGGGTGGCATCATCAACCGGGATTACGAGGGCGATATCGCGCAGTATGGCGACACCGTCCACATCGGGCACCTAGCGCGCCCAACGATCAGCACCTACACCAAGAACTCTACGGTCATCGCGCCGCAGACGCTGACCACGACCGATGACACGCTTGTTGTCGACCAGGCCAAGTACTTTGCGTTCGAGGTCGACGACGTTGACGCGCGTCAGGTTCGTGACGGTGGCCAGCTACTGAACCGAGCTGCGAACGACTCGGCGTATGGTCTTGCTGAGGTCACTGACACGTTCCTCGCTGGTCTGATGACCACGAACGCTGGCAACGTGCTGACCCCTGGTGCTGCGGCGACTGCTGACGCTGCGTACAAGATCGTCCTTGCGCTGAAGCTCAAGCTTGACAAGTCCAAGGTTCCTGCGGCTGGTCGATTCCTGGTCGTGTCGCCAGAGTTCTACTCGCTGATCCTTCAGGACACGCGCTTCATCTACGCGAACCAGTACGGTTCGACTCAGCCGATTCAGAACGGCGAGGTGGGTTCCATCCTCGGGTTCTCGGTCATGGTCTCGCTGAACCTGCCGCAGGGTACCGCTGGCACTCTTCCGGCCGTTTCCAACTTCGTGGTTGCTGGTCACCAGATCGCCACCACGTACGCGGAGCAGATCAACAAGGTTGAGGCGTACCGCCCGCAGGATTCGTTCGGCGACGCTATCAAGGGTCTCCACCTGTACGGCGGTAAGGTCGTCCGCCCCGAGGCCCTAGCGGTCATGGACGTTGACGTCACCACGGGTCTGCCTAGCTAACCCGACTGAGTGAGTGGGGGTCATCTACGAAAGTTCGTAGGTGGCCCCCGCCCTCCCCAACTACCCACAAACTTTCGAGGAGTTGCACCCATGGCCCTTGTTGCCGTTGAGGTTGAGAACAAGTCCAAGCAGGTTGTTCGGCTCGCGCTGGAAGAGGACGGCGAGCAGCTCGATTACCTGCGCAAGCTTCTGAAGCGGGACGAGCTTGAGCGGGTCGAGGTTGTCAAGACTGCCGCTCGCAAGCCTGCTGCTTCCGCCAAGTAAGAAGGGTGACCCCGCATGACGCTTGCTCCGCTGGCAACGGTCGCTGACCTAACAGCACGTGGGGTCACTGTTGCCGAGTCAGAAACCGCAGTAGTAACCACGTACCTTGACGTAGCTTCAGCGCTGATTCGCGAGGCTGCGGGTACCCCCATTACTCAGACGACTAGCACTGTGGTACTTGAGGGTGACCACGATCAGCGGCTGAGGCTTCCTGGCAATCCCGTGCAGTCGGTCTCCTCGGTCACCATCGACGGCGATGACGTCACGGACTACAAACTCACCAGTGGCGCTCTGTGGCGCCGTATGGGGTGGCGTGCAGTCAAGTGGTCCTCGTACGGGTGGCGAGCCGACATGGAGCCTTCAGCGGTCGAGGTGACGTACACGCACGGCCTACCCACGGTGCCCGCTGACATCATCGACATGGTGTGTCGCCTCGCGGGTCAGGCTCTGGTGCAGTTCCGCGCTGGTGACCCAACGGCCCGTATGGCTGACATGGAGCGCATTGGCGATTACCAGGTGAAGTACTCCGGTGTCGAGACTGGCATTTTGCTTCTGAGTCATGAACAGCGTGCGCGTCTCGCTGCCCGGTTTGGTGCTGGCCCTGGTCTGGTGGTGAAGTCCCGGTGAGTCGCATTGCACGCCTGTTGAACGCGTCCGCTGACGTGTACCGGGATGTTCGTACGCCGGATGGCATGGGAGGCTTCACGACCGTTTGGACGAACGTTGCCACCGTGCCCGCTCGCTTTGCTCAGTCGACCGCCATTGAGCGCATCCTCGGGGGCCAGAGCGGCGAGAGTCAGACGCACACGGTCTATCTGATCCCTGGTACCGATGTACAGCGTGGTGATCGTCTGCACCGTGGCTCTGATGAGTTCCTCGTTCTGAGTGTCAGCGAACCGAGCATGCCGGGAACCTATCTCGCTGCTAACTGTCTCTTCCGTCAGGCTGGTCAGTAATGGCGGGGGATGGTCTGCGTGGTTTGCGTACGGCCCTTGCTCGTATCGCGCAGATTCCCCATAGGGCCCGGAACTTGCGGGCCGAAGCGCTGGACCAGTGGGCCGAGGAGCTACAGAAAACGGCCAAGGAGCTTGCGCCGTTCAGGACTGGTGCGCTGCGTGAGTCCATTGAGACCAAGGTGAACACGACGAGCGGTAAGGCTTGGGTGCAGATCAAGCCTGGTCATGTGCGTGAGTACGCGTACTACGTCGAAAAGGGCACCAGCAAGATGGACGATCAGCCGTTCTTGGGCCCTGCCGCTCAGATCCATGCACGTACCGGTGAGCGCGCTTTGCAGCGTGCAGCACCCCGATTCTTTGGCAGGTGGTGAGCCTTGGCTACTGGTCTACGTCCCCTTCAGACAGCGATATTCGCGAAGCTGAACGGCACCCCCTCGCTCGCTGGCAGGGTTTACGACAAGGTGCCCGAGCCTGCCCCTTACCCGTTCGTCACAATCGGCAACATTCTCGAATTGCATGACGACACGCACGACGCGCAGGGGCTCAACTCCACTGTGACAATTCACGTTTGGTCTATGGCCCCGGGGTCCAGCGAGATTTACGACTTGTTCGCCGCTGTTGACGCTGCCCTAGATCGCGTGCCGCTGACTGTTGCTGGGTTCTCACAGGTGTACATCAAACATGCCCAGCACCAGACAATCCCTGACCCTGACCCGCGCGTTATGCACCTGAACGCTGAATATCGGGTCCACATGACAAAGGAGTAACTGAGTGTCTGGTATCGATGCGTTCGGCATTGCGCTCAAGCGTGGTGACGGTGTCACGCCTACTGAGGCTTTCGTGGCTATCGGCAAGGTGTCTGACGTCAAGGGCCCCGAGATTAAGCGGGACACCTACGACGTGACCGCGCATGACTCGGCGAACGGGTGGCGCGAGTTCATTGGTGGCCTGAAGGACGCTGGTGAGGTCACCATCACGGTGAACTATGACCCGTCCGTTCATGACGTTCTCGTGCAGGACTTTGAAGACGTCAAGCCACGTAACTACAAGCTGGTATTCCCGCAGGCCCTAGGCGAGTGGGACCTAGCGCTGATCCTGACTGAGTTCTCGCAGGAAGCGCCGGTAGACGACAAGCTGTCTGCCGAACTGAAGTTCAAGGTGTCGGGCAAGCCGACCATTACCGCAGGAGCGTAACCACATGTACCTATCCGCTGACGACATCCTGAACGCTGACGACCTTCAGCGCGAGCCTGTCGACGTCCCGGAGTGGGGCGGTACGGTTCTCGTCCAGGGCATGAACGGTACCGATCGGGACCGGTTTGAGGCGTCTCTCATGAACGAGAGCATGTCTGCCGTTGCCAAGGACAAGGCCCTTGACAAGTATCGCGCGCGTCTCGCTGCGTTCTGCCTGGTCGACCAGAACGGCAAGCGGCTGTTTCGCTCTGACGCCGAGGTCAAGCGACTCGGTGAAAAGAGTGCGCAGGCCCTTACTCGCGTGGTCGAGGTTGCCTCTCGTCTCTCCGGTCTGACGGATGACGACGTTGAGGAACTGACGGGAAACTAGTAGGCCGTCCGGAGCGACAGTTTTACTTTCGCCTTGCTGGCCATCTGGGTATGCCCGTGGCCGAGTTGCTCGCTCGTATGTCGTCCAGAGAACTCACTGAGTGGATGGCGTACGAGCGGGTGACTGGCCCCCTCGACGCGAACCAGCGTACGGACATTAGCGCTTCGATCATTGCTGCCACGGTGGCCAACTCGAACGGCGCAAAGCTCAAGGCCAAGGATTTTGTGCCTGTCTGGTACCAGCGCGTAAAGACACCGCAAGAGATCTGGCAGGACGTTCTGAAGGCAAATACGGCTCTGGGCGGCTCTGTTCGCACATACGAAAGTTCGTAGGTGACTACGGGCAGAAAGGGGGTGTCTGGTGGCCACGCTGGCATCACTAACCGTTCAGCTTGGCATCGACACTGACAGGGTGCAGGCAGGTG